TTGAAAATGCCCCTTGGGGTGCTACAAATGCTGAAATTATATGGGAGGAATAAAGATATGACAACAAGAGAATTAAAAAGATTAATTGCAGACGAGGGAAAGGTATTACAGAATATACAGACAGGAAAGACAGCATACTGTGTTGATGTTTTTTCTGAAAATGTAGGAATGTGGAAAGAAATTGAAGATACGTACTCTAAAGAAAATGCGGAGGTATAAGTATGGCTACAAAAACATCGAATTTGAATCTTACAAAGCCAGCTCAAGGAGATGCATATGATGTAGATGATTTCAATAGTAACTTTAAAATTATAGATGATTATGCCGGGACCACCCAAACAAATTTAAAAATAATGAATAACAATATAAATAACCACCGTCATAATCTTAGTGATAGCGAAATAACAGGAATATTACCTGTTGAGAAAGGTGGCACAGGGGCTACAACAGCCTCTAATGCCATTAAAAATTTAGGGTTAGACGGTTTGGTTAAAACTTGTTACGTCGTTGCATCAAGTGACAGTGACGAGGAGTTAAAGAAGTACGCTGATTATATATGTGACATAAAAGATATGTCACAAGACGGAAACAAAATAGCAAATATAATAAACAAAGTTCCTAACAATTCGACTATACATTTTCTCGCTGGCACTTACACTATAAACAGTGTAATATTAGTAATTAACAAGCCTATAGCATTAATAGGGGCAGAAAACGGAAGTACAGAATTTATATTTACTAATGGAGGAACGGTAAATATTGGTAATGGCACAGAATTAAACAATGTATACATAAAAAATATTGCATTAAAAAGTGAAAGGTCAGTCGGTTATATAGGTGCAGGACTTTTACATATCGACAATGTAAATAAAATCAGACTAGAAAATTTAACACTGGAAGAAACAATACCTTCACAGGCTGCAGATGTTAATACTCCAACAACAATAACGATAACAAATTCTGCAAAAAATATGATTATGACCGGTTGCAGAATAAAAACTAACTATAGCAATTATTATGATAGGTATTACACTATTGATGTGAGAGGAAATACAGTTAATAGTATTATAATCGGAAGTACACTAGTAGGCAATGATGGATTTATGTTTAATATACAAAGCAAAGGGACAACTATCTATGAACAGTTTGGAAATCTTGAATTTCATCTGTGTGTAGATGGAGTTAAACAGAATAAGGAGATAGAATAAAATGGAAAAAATGTTTAATATATTTAGTATACTACTTGGAATTTGTGGAGGAGTTATGGGATATTTATTTGGTGGATTTGACATTCTTGTCGTTACACTGTTATGTATGACTGTGTTAGATTATGTTACTGGAGTTCTTAATGCTTATATGCAGAAGAAATTAAGCAGTAATGTTGGATTTAAAGGAATAGTAAAAAAGGTAATGATTTACATTGTTGTTGTTTGTTCTGTTTTACTTAACAGATTGTTAGGTGGGGAGCTCCCATTAAGGGAAATCGTCATTACGTTTTTTATTGCCAACGAAGGTCTAAGTCTATTGGAAAATGTTAGTCCTTATATGCCAGTGCCAGAAAGTTTAAAAAAGGCGTTATTACAATTAAGAGAAAATACAGTAAAGAAGGAGAGTAATAAAAATGAATAATTTATCGGATTTACCTTATACTTTTAGACAGGCAAACAAGGGGAATTATAGCGGTTCGACAAGGGAAAGTAACAATATAAAATATATTGTTGTACATTATACAGGGAACAAAAATGATACAGCCTCTGGCAACGGAAATTACTTTGCCAATAATGTTACTGGCACTTCAGCACATTATTTCATTGACGACAAAGAATGTATACAGTCTGTTAAAGATAATCACATTGCATATCACTGTGAAAGCAGAGGGATGAAGTTAAAAGGTGGTTGTAAAAATATTAATAGTATCGGTGTGGAAATGTGTACAAAATATGACAGCAATTATTACATATCTGAAAAAACAAAAGAAAATACTGTTAAGCTTGTAAAATATCTTATGAACAAGTATAACATTAAATCAACTAATGTCATTAGGCATTACGATGTGTGTGGTAAGCTCTGTCCTGAGCCTTGGGTAAGAAACTCAAATGAGTGGATAGATTTTAAAAATAAACTTACATCAGAAGTGAAACAACCAGAAAAGGAGGAACAAGAAATGGTTACAGAAGGTAAGGCTGTTGTAAACGGCAAAGAATACAAAATTGACAGAATACTAAAAAATGGAAACAACTACATTAAAGCTACAAACTTTAGAAATATGGGATTTAATGTAGGGTATGACGAGGATACAAAGATGCTAAAGATTGCTAACAGCCTGTCAGAAGTAAAAATAAATAGTAAGGGTAAATCTGTTAGAGTAGGAGCTATAAATGTAAATGGATATAACTACATATCTGTTAGGGAACTTTGTAATATTTTAGGATTGGAAGTAAACTATACCAACGGTGAAATAGATATAAAATAAGGAGCATATATCATGACTGCTATATATATAACAGGAATAAACGAATTACATAAAGAAATGAATAATATTTGCAAAGGTTACGATAGCAAAGTATCAACTATGCTAAAAAAAGAAGGTACAAAGTTAAAAAACAAGGTTAAAATAACTGCTAACGGAAGAATAAAAAAGAGGACTGGGCATTATTTAAAAGGTATTACCGTACAGAAGCCATATCAATATCATAAAGAAAATGAAAATAAAACAAAGGATTCTATTAAAGTATATGGTAAACATGGTAAAGGATTGGCCAATCATACACACTTGATAGAAGATGGACACGCAAAATGGTTGAGAGGGATAAACACAGGAGAAAGGGTACGAGAATTTTACATCTATAAAGATTCTGGAAAGGCATACCAATCTGAATTTGAGCAAACATGTAATGATTTCGTAGACAAGTTACTATTGGAATTGAGATAAGATAGGAGGTATGCAAATGTTATTCCCTGAGCTTTCTGAATTTTCAACTGAAACAAAGAATACGCAAAATGGTATAGATTTTTTATTCATAGACGGACAGCATAAAATAAAAAGCAATGGAGAATTAGAGAAATGCACGCAGACAGAAGCATTGGGACAATTGATAGCGAAAACCGTTACTACAGCACAGAATACATATGAAGTATATACTAAAGGTGAAAGTACTGTTTTTGGAACAAACATAGAAGACCATTTAGGAATTAAAAATAGGAGTTATTGGCTGAGCGAGTTACAAAGAGAAATTACCGAGCAGCTTTTAAGTAACAGTTTTATAAACAATGTAAGTAATTATAATGCAACGTTTAATGGGCGTGAAGTTTATATTAGTTTTACTGTTGCAACTACTGACGGTTTAGCAATAGAGTACAACAATAGAATTTAGAGAAGGTGACAGAATGTTAAAAAGTTGTTCTTACTGTGGGAAAATACATCCTAAAGGTTATGTTTGTCCCTCTAAGCCGAAAAAGAAATACAATAAAAAATATAGTTATAAAGATAGAGACGAAGAAAGTGTTAAGTTTAGAAGAAAAAATAAATGGAAAATAAAAGCAGAAAAAATAAAAGAAAGGGACCAGTGGTGTTGTTTAGTTTGTCTTGCCGGACTATACGGAGATAAAAAAATTACATACAGAAATTTAGAAGTCCACCACATCGAAAAATTAAGAGATAACATAGATTTAGGTTTAGAAAATAATAATTTAATTACACTTTGCCCCACTCACCACCGAATGGCTGATAAGGGCGAAATACCTAAAAGCACGTTAAAACAATTAATACCAAAAGAAAAGGAAGAAAACTATGTTTACTGATGTAAAAATTTATTTCTCTGTTAATAATGGAGAAGAAGTACTTGTATTGCCTATTACTCCAGCCACCCTGCCTGAAATAGTACAAACTTTTGACAATCAAACATTTACAACAAACAGCCTAGATTTAACATTAATAGGAAATATTAAAAGCAAAACAATAAATACAGAATTCTTATTGCCGATTAATAAAAATTACAGAAGCATACAACCCGATGCTAACAAAGATGGAAAGATTTACATAGATTTTTTTGAAAAATATACAAAAGAAAAGTTACCTTTAAGATTAGTAATTACCGAAGGGGAAAAAACTTTACTTAACATTGCTATAACTGTAAATAAATTCACATATAGCTACGACAAAAAGAAAGATATAATTTGTGCTTTAGAAATGACTGAATATATGTTTACACAAAAGCAAGCAGAAAACACAGCAAAATATAATTGGACAGATGTTACAATAAAATACTGTGGAAGTGGGTACAAAACAAAAGGAGCAAATGTAAACGGACATTGGTTGTTGAAAGAACGAAAAGTATTAGAGCTAATGGGCTATGATGTAACTTGGAACGCAGATGAAAAATCTATTTACGTTAACGGTGATTACAGAGTTAAAACGGAACACACAATACTAGATAGTTCTGCGTATTGTTATTTGTATAAGTTAGGGGAAGAATTAAATTTTACGGCTGAGTATGACAAGTCCAAAAACATTATTATAATAAACAAGAAATGGGATTGGACAGAAATAACAATAATGAAAAACAACAGAGGAGTAGAAGTTTGGGCAAGCAACGATTTAGGGCATTATATCGTGCAAGCTAAACCGTTGTTGGAGCTTATGGGTTATGCTGTAACTTGGAACAGCTCCGAAAAAGCAATCTATTTAGATAATTGGATAAAATTGCAAAGCAAATTAATAATAATCAACGGTGTTAGCTACGCATATCTATATCAAATTTGCAACGAACTAAACTTTACTTCTGAATACGATATAAAAGCTCATAAAGTTACAATAGAACAACATATTTGGACAGAAATTACAGTAAGATACAACTATAAAGGTTACGAAGTTTGGGCAAGTAATATCGACGGACATTGGTTAGGACAAGTAGGTCCTATACTTTATACAATGGGGATAGAGTACAAAGAAAAAGATGGTACATACTATGTAGAAGAACAGCCTATTAAGACGCCAATTCACAAAAAAAACGATGGTTATTACTGTTACATTTATCAGCTGTGTGAAGAATTTAATTTTACGGCTGAATATGACGCTACTAAAAAATATATCTATCTGAAAAAAAAGGAGAAATAATATGTACTACAAAGAAGCAAGTGAAATACAAGAACAGTTATTCGAACAAATAGACGACAAGTACAGCAAAGTGAAAGGCTGTTGGTTATGGGAAATTCTTAAAGCTGTAAGCTGTGCAATAAGTGATTTAACTGCACAAGAAGAAGAAATTGCAAACAAATTATGCGTAGACAATTTGGCTGGAGATGATTTAGATAATTATATCGAAAATTGGAGTTATATAACACGTAAGGGGATTACACAAGCGAGTGGATACGTAACATTTACAGCAAAAAGTACACGGTACGGTACAGTAGAAAATGGTACTATAGTAAGCAATGGAAAAATAAATTATATAACAACAGAAACCGGAAAAATTACAGAAAAGGGTGGGAATGTAACGGTCCCTATAGTAGCAGAAGAATATGGAGCAGATGGAAACACAGATATTGGCACAGTAAATAACATAATCACAAGTATAGATTTTATTTCTTCGGTTTATAATTATAATGCAATTACAGGTGGAGAAGATGAAGAAACCGATGACGAAGTAAGAGAGAGATATAAAGAGGCTATGAAAAATATAGCTAATGCTGGCAATGCTGCTTTTTATGAAGAATGTGCTAAAAGTGTTACAGGTGTTGGCAAAGCCTATTGTATACCTTGCCCTGACGGTATAGCTGGTACAGTGGATTTATATATTGCTAATTCAGAAGGACAACAAGTTACAAACGAAGTATTAAAAAATGTACAAAACTACATAGACCCTACCCAATCAGGTGATGGAGCTGGGATAGCTCCAATTGGAGCCGTTTGTACAGTTAAAAATCCCTCAATCGAAAGTATTGAAGTTGAATGTTATATAACATTACAAGAAGGTTATTCTGTAAGTGATGTAGAAAATACAATAAAAAGCTCAATAAACAAATATCTACAAGAAGCGTTCGATGAAAAAATTATACGCTATCAGAGAATAGGGAAGTGTATTATTGATACTGAAGGGGTAAAAGATTTTAATGAGCTAGAAGTAAATGGCGAGGTCACAAATATAAACATTACAGGTGTAAAAATATTTACGTTGGGAAGATTGACATTGAAAGAAGATGATTAATTAAATGATAAATCTAGCAGGAAAGTTAAAGCATAAAGTCGATGTGTATGTTAGAGTACCTTTTATTGATGTTGTAGGGGCAACCGATTACAAGTATGAGAAAATAAAATCTATATGGTGTATGATTACTCCAATCCAAAACGGAAGAACAATTAAAACTGATAACACAGGAATGACAAAAGTTTCTGAAACAATAAAATTCACAATGCGTATTAATGCTATAGCAATAAAGCCAGATATGTATTTTATTTATAAAAAACAAAGATATGACGTTGATTATGCAATACCATTCTTTAAGAGTATTGACATACAAGAAGTTTACACAAAATTAACTGTTGAAAATGATACAAACGCAGGGGAGCAAATATATGGCTATTAACTTAATAGATAAAATGCACGAAATGTACTTAGGTGATAGAGTTACGATAGATATAACAAAAACATTAGATATTATTTTACAAGAACAAGAAAAAAATTTGACAGACATTGAAAAACAAAAGCTGTTAAATTATGCAACTTGGTTTTTAGAAAATATTGAAAAAGATTTAGGAATTGCAGAAAAAGAAATCACAGAAAAAAGTAGACGAAATACAGTAAGACAAAGGCTGTTGACAAGGAACAAGGTTACTTTAAAAGGAATAAAACAAATATGTAGTGATTATTTAAACAATTATAAAGTAGAATATATGCCCAAAAAATATATAGTGCATATTACATATGGAGAAATTACAGAAGAAAAGCTAAGAAAATTACAAAAAATGCTAAGGGCGTATATACCAGCACATATTTTAATCACTTATAGTAATTATGCTAGAACGCATAAAGAATTAAGCTCATTTACACACAAAAAATTAAGTTCATTTACACATCAGGAACTAAGGGAAAAAGATAGCCTTGAGTAAAAATAAACAGGGTGATAGACATACCCTGTTTATTTTTTATACTCTTATAACTCTTTTTTATATTTTTCATTTATTAACATTTTTAAAAACTCTGTCCTGCTTAGTCCTGTTTCTCCTCTTATTTTTTCTATTTCCTCAAAAACTTCATTTCTTAGCTTTGCTTGCCAATTAGTATAAGTTTTTTTATTATAGCGTTCCTTAACCTCTGTTGATGTATATCCCAT